TCCCTCTTCAGGAAGTTGTTAAAGAAAAATCCTCCATCTTGCAAATGGAACGTAGACTCCGAAATTGCTCGGAATACAGGGGGTGTATTTGATAATCACGCCGAATATGCAACGCAATCTCTTCTGCCTGCCCTGCATCGACCTCTCGCATGGAGTGATAATATACAGTATAGAGGCGAACATAGAGGTCGTAATTCATCTCAAGGGCAAATTCATCAAATTGACGAATGAGCGTACGACACACATCGATACATTCCTTATGATATCCCATATCATGGTATTTCATGACGATATTCCAATATACATACACAAAATTGGTGGTGGGCTGGATGAAATTATGCAGGATGTCCTGATAATCACCATATGCGCGATGGATATCGTCGTAGAATTCGTCCAAAATCTCAAGATAGAACATTTCCTCTCCGTGCCCATACCCCATCTGCGTCGTTTGGATAATCAATTCCTTGATTCGGTTCAGAATCGTTATACCAATTGCCTTTGTTGTACTAAAGAGACATCCGCATGCAATCCAGCGATATTCCATGTAATACTCGCGTTTATGCGAAGGTTCCTTGTATTTTTTATCGGTCACATTCATGATTTGGAGGTGAAATTTGTCAGTCAACTGGTGAAGAATGCGAAGCAACATATTGTTTTGATACGTATGGGATATTTTGCATGCCTTTGGTCCCAAATTAGAATCAATCCATGCGAATTTGGTCGTCTGGAAGGGGTTAGATGCAATGGTTTGTAGCACAAAATCTGCCTTGTTGCAGGTAATCAAATGTGTCTCTGCGCTGGTCCGTGCATCTCGCGTGGGCCAGAAGGTTTCACGATTGGCGCGCACTTTCTCCAATAACGAATAACACCACAGGTCCTCAAACTCTTGTACAACTACCTTGGTGAGATGTCGCATGGACGCACGCCGTTCCAGAATGGGCTCTTCTAAATCTTTATTGCAATAAATCACGAGATAACACGGTACGGCAAGAAGAGTCTCCATGGAGCGAAGCGAATCATCTATACTTCGCGCATGAGGATGATACCGTGTCATGACATAGCATGCGGTCGTTACGGTACAATCGGGAATACCTGCCATGCTGAACTATGAAACCCATACGCGATAGCCTTTATGTACCACTGAATAATTCAGATGGTAAGATAGGAGAAGGATGATAGAAGTGCTTGTGATAACCATCCTGGTTCTTATCACATTCTACCTCGTATATTATAAGATTTATCCGAGTATCACAAATACCGATGTTCTTCCGCAGATGACCCCATTGAATGTCAAAAAAGATATCGTGATGCCCGATGTCACAAAAAAGACACTCCTAGGAAGCAATGGTTCTACCATCATGGGGTACATCAAATTAATGAATGGAGACCGAACGTCCATCTTTGAAAACGGGAAAAATAAATACATCCCATTGCTGCAATCAGACAAGAATTGGTATTTTGAGGTTCTCTCGTTGAAGAATGATACGGAAAAATCAAGTGCCCGACTGCGTATTATCAAGCAATCCACCGCAACTCAAAAAGACGAAGACATCATTGAGCTTCCCCCTTTCCCCAAACAAAAATGGGTCTTTCTCGCGATTCTGCGAGAAGGTCGGCGATTCGATGTTATCTATGACAATCAAATCGTGGCCTCCAAGCGTCTGGACGCGTATCCTGTGGTCGTCTCAAGCCCGGTTTCCATTGGAAACAAAGGACTGGATGGTTCTGCCATTCATTTCATGATAAACGGCGAGCGTCTGAATGCATCCGATGTGGAGCGTGAGCGTCTGGCGCACATTGATACCAATCATACGGTCATAGAAGACAATTCGGTTACGATGAGTTTTCCACTGTTTCCTACAATTAGCATCTTTTCGCAATGTCCTCCCGGATTACCGTGTGACCCTGTGACGAAACCTCCCAAGAATCAGGTAATGGAGTGGAGTTCTCCCTATGCGTAATGCCCATCATAGAATATCGGTGTATCTGACAGAGTCATGAGTAGCATGAACAATTCATCGCAAACGACGAAGCTCATCACCTTTGTCATTTTGTTTGCAGGACTCATCGGATTGTATTATCTGTATCAGTACCTATTCGGTCCCAAAACGGGAAATTCGTATACCCTGCTGTCCGCAAAGCAATCGGCTATCGTAGATGCCGCCAAACCCATTACGATTACATCCAATCAGCTTCCTGCACTCTTTGATGGAGGTGAATTTACGGTTAGTACATGGATTTATGTGAACAAGTGGTCACATCGCTCAGGCCACAATAAGTCCATTCTTTCCATTGGTGGCTCCTCCTCTTTTGACACCATTCGCATCTACTTAGGCCCCTTTAAGCCTACCCTGCATGTGAAATTGCATACACGTGAGTCGGCTTCTAGCGCAGGAGCTTCTAGCGCGGGAGCGGCGAACACCGCAGGAGCCGTTGGCTCTGTAGGAGAGGCATTGGATGCGAGTACCCGCAATGCCACATTTAATGTGATTCAAACTTCGTCTGGCCTCCTGAATCAGTCCACCCTGTGCGACCTTCCCGAGGTGGATTTGCAGCGGTGGATCAACATCACGGTCGCCGTGAATGGTCGCACGGTGGATGTCTATCTGGATGGAAAGCTGTCGCGCTCCTGTGTTCTTCCATCGCACTTTAAGGTGAGCCCATCCGGATATTCAGCGTATCTGCTGGGATACGGTGGTTTCGGCGGAATGATTTCGACAACGACGATGTACGACGCTGCTCTGAACCCTGAGCGTGTGTATCAGAATTACATGGCAGGACCTGAGCCGATTACTTCCATTGGCGATTGGTTCGGTCGCTTTTTTGCACCAGGCATTAGCATCTCGGTCACCTCATCCTAAGCAAATAAATCACACATGGTAATAAGAGAGGATGTTTCCTACGTTGAACTCAACATTTGGTCGTTTGAATGCCCCATCCGCCAATACGGGTCAGATGTCCGGTACCATACAACAACTCCTTCTTTCGGTGGCGGTGGTGGTAGGACTTTATCTCTCGTTTGTGTTTGTGGAAGTCATGTACAATTATATCAATCGGCTTTCCATGAATCGGACAGAATTGCTACCTTTCACCTATGCTATGGATAACAAGACCCTTACGGTTTCGCAGAATCCAACGATTGCAGGTTCCAAGCCCGTTCATTTATCGGACAATGAGCGCTCGGGCATTGAGTTCAGTTATTCATTTTACATCAATGTCCATCCGTCCGCCTTTCAGCAATATGATGGTTTATTGCACATCTTCCACAAAGGATATCCATCGCAATTTCCCCTTCTAGGACCCGGTGTCTATATGCACGCGAATGACAATACCATGCGCATTTACATGAATACATTCAAAACATGGAACAATTTCGTAGAGGTGAAGAATATTCCGATTGGCAAATGGGCGCATATTGTCATGGTGTGCAAACAGAGCGCACTGGAAGTGTATGTCAATGGCAATCTCTCTCGCAAATTATCGTTTGACGGATATGCCCCCTATCAGAACTACCAGGACATCATCTGTTTCAGTCAGATGTCAAAGAAATACACAATGGGTGCCGATAATGTATTGGATGTAAAGGGAGCACTCAAGGGAATGATGAGCCGATTGATTTATTTCAGCTATGCGCTCTCGTATTCCGAGATTCAGACCCTCATGAACGAGGGTCCCTCAACGAAAATGGACGACAATCAATTCGGTGAAGTTCCTCCGTATTTGGCCGATAACTGGTGGACGACCACATCGTAATTATCCCATGATAGTACAATGCATCGATAATCTGTAGGTATAAAGAACACACAGATTACCTAGTACAACACTAGTGATGCCAGGAGGTGGACTCTTTTCATTGGTTGCCTACGGAGCACAGAATGTGATTCTGAGCGGCAATCCCGACTTTACTTACTTTTATAAAACCTTCAAAAAATACGCCCATTTTGCGGAGGAATCCGTCACGTTTGCGATGGATGGACCACAGGATTTATCGTTTGACCAGCCCATCCAGGTTCGCTTTAAAATCCAGCGCATTGCGGACTTGGTCCGTGACCTCTACTTTGTCTTTGATTTGCCCGATATCTACTGCAAGTATATCGATTTATCGCAGCAGGTAACGCGCTCGGCGCAATACAATTTCGCATGGACCAATTACATTGGCTGTCATATCATTCAGCAAGTGGGATTTTACATTGGCGGCCAAAAAATTCAAGAGTTTGATGGAACCTATTTGTTCACAAAGGCACAATGCGATTTGGATAAAGACGCGTTTCAGAAATGGCGTACCTTGGTGGGCGATGTTCCTGAACTTTATGACCCTGCCAATGGACTCTATGCAGGTGGTTCAACCGGTACGGGATATCCACTGGTATACAACAACAATGGTCCATCCGGTTCCACCACAACCCCTGCGAATGTAAATCGCCCCTCTATTGCGGGACGTCGGCTGCAGGTCCCCTTGCCATTTTGGTTTGCAGAATCAACCTTTGAGGCTCTACCACTGGTATCATTGCAGTATCACGAGTGTGAAATTCAAATTACCCTTCGCCCTGTACGAGAACTATATCGTGTGTTGGATGTAAATGGGTATCAGGTTGCACCAGGCTATCAATATAATCCATCGCCTATTCCCCTTCAGCCGCAAAATGTGTACTACTCTGCAGTATCGGACATTACCGATGTCACCATCAATCAATTCTTAACGGACGTGGGTACACCGAAACCGCTCCTTAATACATGGTCTCTTCGCCCGCGCATTCAGATGACGTATGTGTATATTACGGATGAAGAGCGTGAGAAGTTTGCCAAAGAGCCACTCCAATATTTGGTACGACAAGTGACCATGTATGAGTTTCCTGAAATCGTGAACCGTCAATTTGTGGAACTGGATACGCATAATCCGATTGAGCGCATTATTGTAGTCCCTCGGCGCTCCGACTCCGTTCTCTATCGCAATCAAATTGACAATTTTACCAATTGGGTCAATCCGATGAAACCCCCATTCCTTCCTTCGCCGCTCTGGCCACCGCATATTAATGTGACGTCTGCGACGGGCACGGTGGTACTGAATGGCCAGCGTTCCATTCTCCAGACATTTTCCATTTTGGGTGATGGAAATCCATTACAGGAAGAAAAACCAGTGGAGTACTATACACAGCTCGTCCCTTGGAAATATCTCACAGGTGTTCCAGACACGGAGCTGCTCGTGTATCCGTTTTCGTTGGCCTCGCCGAGCACACAGCCACATGGTTCCATTAATAGCAGTCGCATCAAGGTATTCCAGTTGGATTTGAACGTGAATGCGCTGCCGGCGACAAGCCTCTATCAATATCACATTACCGCCTACGTGGAGAGTCTAAATTGGGTGACCATTTCTTCTGGTATGGGTGGATTGAAATACGCGTTGTGATTTCCATATCTTTTAATCCATTTACGTCATAGAATGGCGAAGACGAGCCCTGTTTCACTTCTGGCGAGTCTGAAACGAAAAGTAATGTATAATATTTATACCCTTGTCAATGACCCAAATGCGAATGAATTTGCCGAGGAAAATGCACAGTCTAACCCGGATGACGAGTCCATGAGCGCATCACTATCGTCTCTCTTCTCCACTCCTAAACCAGAAACGAACACTCCTACGGAGGATGTCATTGCATTTACCAGCAATGAAAAAATAAATCGGATTCTGAATCGGGTGTATGGTATTATGAAACAATGCGTCGTACCGTTCATTTGTCTTCTTCTTGCGATGTATGTGGCCAATGATATGATTGTGTATTCCATTCCCATTCGGGTTATTTTCTTTGTTTTTACCTACGCGATTTGTTTTCTATTTCGGCCATTTATGTTACTTTTGGTGATGTTCTATGCAGGTAAAATGATGTATCATCTATATCTGAATAAATTATCGGCGGGAGCGCCTCGCCGCATGCTTCCGAAGATTTTTGCCATTTTGCCGATTACTACGACGAAACCAGTATCTGCTTTGATGACATTTCTCATGTATCCGTTTACCTACCCAAAAACGGAGAAGGATGAGGAGAAGCTCAAGGTAATAATGGAAGAGTATATGGATTCTTTAAAGGATACCTTTCCCTACTTTGAAACGGTACAAAGTGTTCCTGTGTTTGCAGAGGGCTGGAAACAGATACAGGAGTGGTCCGCTCATCTCCATGATAAGCCTGTTCCACAAGAAGAGGTGCCTTCCAATCAGGCTCCGATGCCGGCGGTTCTAGGCAAACCGAAGAATGAAACCCCTGTTAATCAAGCGCCGATGCCGGCGGTTATAGGCAAACCGAAGAATGAAACCCCTGTTAATCAAGCGCCGATGCCAGCGGTCCTAGGCAAACCGAATAATGAAACCCCTGTTAATCAGGCGCTTCCAGCGGCTCTAGGCAAACCACAAAATGAAACCCCTGCGAATCAGCCGCTTCCAGCGGCTCTAGGCAAACCACAAAATGAAACCCCTGCGAATCAGGCGCTTCCAGCGGCTCTAGGCAAACCGAAGAATGAAACACCTGTTAATCAGGCGCTTCCAGCCGTCCTAGGCAAACCACAGAATGAAACCCCTACCAATCAGGCCACTCTTCGTAAACCTCAGGGAGAATCTCAAGAGAATAAAGGAGTACCTCTTCCGCCTTCCCTTTCACAACAAGCACCCGAAGAATCTAAAGAAACACCCTCCAAATAACGTCCATGGAGGTTTCCGTTATCACCCCTACGTATCAACGGCGTGCATTTATTCCCGCCCTCATTGAAATCTATCGTCATCAAACCTACCCGAAACACAAGATGGAATGGTTGATTCTGGACGATGGCCGCGATTCTGTGCACGATGTATTTGAAGAGGCATCCAAAACGATTCCCAATATTCGCTACGTTCATCTTGACGAAAAAATGCGGATTGGCGCCAAACGAAATTGGCTCAATCAGCATGCAACTGGACGTTTGATTATCGCCATGGACGACGACGATTATTATCCACCCACCCGTATTCAACACGTAGTTGATTCTTTCCGAGCAAATCCTCGTGTGCAGCTCGCAGGTTCATCCGAGATGATGCTATATGACCTCCGCTCTAAAAGAATCCGTATTCTCGGACCATATGGTCCCAAACATGCAACGAATGGAACCATGGCGTGGAGAAAGTCGTATTCGGACACGCATCGGTACGACGAGTTCGTGACCAAAGGAGAAGAATCGTCCTTTCTTGAGGGGTATCGTCATCCCATGATACAGCTTGACCCAAAACAGACTATCTTGGTCATGTGTCATAGCGACAATACGGTAAATAAATCTACCCTTCAAGACCATATTCGTGAGACATCCTTGTCCTTATCAGATATTGTTAAGGAGGACTCCTTGCGAGCCTTCTATGACCTAAAGGGTATAATGTAAACTTGATAGTATGGCGGAAGAGTTTCACTATGATAAACTGGTAACACTACAACATACGTATCAGCATACCCTCCCGCCGCACCGCATCGCATTCTCTCATCCGCGCATTCGTAGCGCATTGTATCCTCATCAATGCAATCTCGTGCAAGGAATGATGACCCATCGTCAGAAGCTTACGCATGGATGGCTGTCAGGTCAGGAAGCGATTCAAGGAAAACTAGGTATTATTGGTGACCCCGCAGGAACAGGAAAAACGCTCAGTGTGCTAGCGTATTTGGCATCACAAATTAGTATTCTGCCCACGGTTACGACAGAGCTTACGAAGCATTCTACCTCCTATTTCTTTTCCCACGAAATCAAACGAGTCACGGACACGCATACTGCTAATCTAGTGATTGTCCCGCACAGTTTGTTTGAACAATGGAAAGAGGAACTGGAACGGCATACTACCCTTCCATGTGTATGGGTGCAAACCAAACGAACTCTAAAAGGCGACGAGACCGCGAGACAGATTCGGGAGAGCCGACTGGTTATCACCACCCATAAATGCTATAAATCACTACAAGAGTATGCAAATCAGCATCGTATCGAATGGGATAATTTGATAGTGGATGAAGCATCGTCTGTATTTTTTCATTCCTCTGACCCGCCCTTCCGATTTCATTTCTTATGGTTGGTGACGAATGATTGGATACCACTCATTATGAAACATCCACATATGTCCAAGAGTACCATGTTCTTTCTTCGCGACCGATTGTCGTTGCATCCGGACTTGGAACGGTGGTTACTAGAAGATATTACCCATCCATATGATGGGAGCCTTGTTTCCGCCGCGTTCTTAAAAGAATACCTCCCGTTCTTCCATCCTCAGCGCGGGACGCTTGTGCTTCGCAATGCAAACGAAATGCTTTCCGCGAGCATCCAGATGCCACCGGTCGCGTATCATGTTTTATCATGCAAGTCCAATCTCACGTTAAATTCGCTAGCCAGTTTCTATTTGGCGCGGAATCGGGAACCATCCATTCGTTCCATTCATGTGCCTCAATTATTCCAGGCGCTCGGAATTGAATCTCATACGCTGAACGAATATGTATCGAGGCAGTCACCCACCAAATCCGCCCTCATTCGTAGGAAAGCAGACGACAACGAGTGTGTCATTTGTTTGGAGCCATGTGAATACCCGACAATGGTGAATTGTTGTTATCATCTTTATTGCGGAAAGTGCCTCCTCCGAAACACGTTATTGAATCGAAAATGCCCGACGTGTCGTGAGCTCCTGCCTCTCTCTCGCATTTCCTGTTTGACGCCATGGACCGCGGAAGAAACTGTCCTTTCCCGAACCAAGATGGAAGCCTGTTTAGATATTCTTCAGCATACGGAAGGGACATTTGTGATTTATTCACCGTTCACTAATATTTATTATGAATTGCTGGAGAAAATCATGCCGCTGGGGCGTAAAGCAGAGAGAATAGAGAACAATCTATTTTCTTTGCGTAAAACCATTCGGAATATTCAAGAGAAGAAGACCAATATTATATTCTTATCCAACGTGGAGGCTCTGCGAGGTATTTCTTTGCCGTCTATGACGCATTTGATTTTTTTCCACGAGTTGTCTTCTTACGAGTCGAAACAGCTATTGATTCATGCGTTCCAGAGGATAGGGAGAACACAGCCATTGACGGTTGTCCATTTGAACTCGGAGATTCCAGTTTAACTCCGAGCGTATCGTGCAATTTACCCGTTTGATGGGTGGCCCATTGGGTGACGCATCGAAAGGGAATCTGGTGCTCCGCGGCGACACGGTTCATCTCCTTCCATGCATTAAAGAGTGCGGATTGTTTGGTCAAGACCATGGTATACTGAAGCGCAGTGGGTTCAGGGATGACGCTCGGTTTGGGGTAGACCTGGAGATGGAGATTGGGGTATTTGAGTTTGAGACGGTAAGAGAGGGGGAGGAGATTCCAACACTGGTGAAAGAACGCCCAGAAATCGGCGCGGTCGCTCCACCGAAGGTAGTCTAGGATGGTTTCGTACACTTCAAATGGTACATTCTTTTTCTCTAGGAACAAAGGAAGATTCTGGTGAAAGAGGAGGCCAGCTAGGTTTGCGTCCTTGGTCTCCAAATCAAGCTCGTCGTTTTCTCCCCAATGTTCAAAAAGCGTAAACCATGCGGCGCGAATGGCGACGTGCACATTGTGGTCCATGTTCTCCTCTTTTCCCTGGGCATGCACATTAGAGGCATCATAATACGTAAGACTTTGTGACACTTTTCGGATATCTCCGAGTTGATAGAGGGAATCAGGGATATCTTTTTTAAAGAACTCAATTAAACGGTCCTTCTTGGGCATATTCACATAATGAACACAGCAGTACTTCAGAAGTTGCTGCATGATGCGGCCTTCTAGAACATTACAGATGAGTACCAGCGGACAATCGTCTGAAAAGGAGCGTTTTGATTTCAGGTAATCAAGGAGTTCTTGGAGACCACCCTTTTCTCCTTGCGAGAGTCCGTCCATTTCGTCTAAGAGTACGACACGCCCATTGGGCGTAGTAGGGTGAATCCATTTGCTGACACCGGTTTCGATGAGAAGAGGGAGGATGGTTTGACGAAAGGAAGAGCCTGTGCGAGTGTGACTGGCATTGAACTCTTGTACCCAGAAGCGAGCCTGTTTGCATACGCGATACACCATGGTGGTCTTTCCGACGCCTGGAGGGCCAATCAGGAGAAAGGCGGGGTGGGAACGGTTCTGTATCCATTTCGTGATGGCCTGTTCGATTTCGGGATGAAGACAAGCCGTGGCCTCTTCGGGTAGACTGCTGCGAACCATACTCTAGCACTAGAGCCCTGGCGTCCTTTACATTCTATGCGGAAGGTAAAATGAATCCAATGGTACATAAATGTTCATATAGGATGTTATGAAGATGCATATAGACATTACGATATCTATATGCATCCAACGGGAATCGAACCCGTGCCGACTCCTTGGAAGGGAGTCATTCTGCCATTAAACTATGGATGCGAATATCAGGACCGCCCGTCACACTCTGTTCGGAGATAGTTTTATATGGTTTTAAACGCACTAGCACGTTCCTCCTGCTGCGGAGCCTGCGCCTGTTACTTTACCATCCAAGGAAATGCATCCATCTCCATTGGTAATGCCTTCCCATGTCAACCCTGCATCCATCGCCTTTTTACAGAGTTCCTGATTTTTCTTCACAGGGTCTGAACTGGTCGTGGTGAGGTCAAAAAATGGATTGTATGAAGTGGAAACTGCCTTTCCTTCCACGTATTTTGGAAGAGCCTCGCCCCTGGACACTCCAACCATATCAATGCAGGTATCTTTCTTGACTCCATCCACCGTACGTTGGTAGTAGGTCAGGTAATCGGGGCAGGTATTGATAATCGGTGGCCACGGCCCCGATGCCGGGCGAAACAGGGGAGTTGCACCGAACCAGCGGATACCATAGATGATGAAGATGTAGAGCGAACCGGCAAAAAAGAGAGCGGCTCCGTAGGTTTGTCCCATTCCGTAGAACTGATAGGTTCCACCCGCAATCACGAGAATCGCAATGATAATAAAGATTCCCAGGTAGATGTCAAACATCTTTCTACTAATCAAGAGAATATCCATCGTATGAAATGCATATGATATCATATGATGAATAGGAAAAGTAACAGAGATAAGGTAATTTACATCTGGCCGCCGACAATCGGCTGGGCGAGCGAAGGCAGAATCGCCGACACACCGCCTTGCACGGCCGCCGCCGTCGCGCCGCCAATCACCGACGGGATGTAGAAGGTGAAGAAGTCCGTCGTGGACGACGGAACATCCGCCGCACCGAGCGATTGTCCGAGCGACACCGACGGCGACAGGAGCTGCACCTGGCGAAAGGTGGTCAACGCACCCGACGCGCTGCCATACGGGCAGCGGATGGTCTTGCCCATGTCACGGAGGACGAGGCCGCCCGCACCCGAGGCAGCAACCGCGAGCTGAAGGCACGAAATAAGCTTCGCCGAGGCGCCCGCCATGTAGACACCCGAGTCCGCATAGTTGCCCAGCGACGGCGCGCTGAGCTCATAGGCGCCCGCGCCGGTCGAAGACATGCCCGACGGCACGCTGTAGTACGTTGTGGAGAGCGGAACTTGACGAATGAAGCGAGTAACGGACGACATTTATATTCAGGACTTAGAAAAAAAACACAGGGGGGTGATAGAATGTCGGCCGGTCACCAACCTGAATTTCAACTCCCGTATACCGCCTATGGCCGCGGAGGCCAAAACGGGCGCGTGAACCTCGCCGCCGACCCCTCGGCCGCAGGTCGCACCGTACCGGATTCCGCAGGTTTCAGTTACCCGAAGCAGACCGAAGTGAGCTTTGCAGGCGACATGCTCCGGGGAAACTGGGAGCATACGCCGCTCTCGGATGCTTTTTTTACACGGGGCAACGCCGTGGTCATCCAGGCGGCCATCAAGAGCGAAGTCTACCGTATGAGTGGCCCGAAGAAATTCCAGATTGATGACCAGGACGTAGATGAACTGAAAATGATTATGCGTGCCATGTATTTACAGTACGCGAAGAACCATCCATTCAATATTGAAGGACAAATCCAGGAGCTTAACAAGATGGTGGTGGACTGGGCCGCGCCCCGTATCGTGTCGGAGATTGAGCACTATGCCTATTACCTCAATGATATCAGCCATTTGCCGGTACCATTGGAGAAGCCGTTGAACATGTCGAGTGCGGGCAGTAAATCACTTCCGTATCGTCCTCAGATGTAAATGTATGATATCAGTAACAATATGTAGTAGAAAGTATGTGTTGCTACTACGTATCGGATTTGAAATACTTATTGTACAATAGATGAGTACAGACAATGCGCCAGCTGGTCCGCCAGCCGATCAGCCATATGTATATTTTATTTCAGGGCATGGCGACGAAGATGCTGAGCCATTTGAAGTTCCTGATGGATGCTATCTGGTTGTAAAGAGTGAAGCATGCATGCTAGCATCTGCCTATGCATTTCACGATGATTTTGATAATTTATTAAAGATGGAAATGGATGAAATTCGTCACCCTGACACAGAAGATAATCGAATTAAACTAAGAAATGCATTTGGTAAGGATTGTACAATTTATGGTCCAGGAAAGATATGCCCCAATTTTCGTTATTATCTATGTAATGTACATATATATGACGACCATATATTAGTTGATTCATATGTTGGCTCAGGTGTGATTCCTATTGATATGGTAAAAGATTATAGAGATTCGCTTAAAACCCCTAACGTGCAAAAGTTGAATACGACAAAATCATGCGAGAGACCTATATCGGACGATTTCTATATGATACCTAAAAATGACACAACAAATAGACCATTGGATGAATTAATAGGGAACGTATTGTGGTTTTATCGCTCTTGCGTGTATCCACCAAAAAAAGTTATTGAAGACTATCTTTATAAAAAATGGAAGGGTAAGGAAAATGTAACACTATATAATATGGTAAAAGATTTACACAATACAGAAGACCAAGGCTTTAAAGCAGAAATACGTCCTACACAACAAGAACTTTTTAGGGCAAATAAAGGTATATACTATCATAATGTATGTAGAGCATTATCTTCCAAATTGCAACACTATGGAAAACAACTGAATATCTTTAAAAATCCAAATTCAAGTCCATCATGTCCATCTGTAAAAAATATGCTTCGTAATCCAATATATAGAGAACTGGTAAAAGAATCTCTTGTTCGTAGACGCAATGAAAAGCGATTTCAAAATAGCAATTATGCTAAAAATAAATTACATCAGTCCGCTTTACAAAATGTTAATACTCTACAAAAAAGAATAAACATCATTGAAGAAAAAAAGAAGGATGTAAATAGGGGGGCATACTCGAATAATGAAAAAAACAGATTAATTCAAGAAATAAATAGAGACGATAGGTGGAATACATTATCTCGTGCATTGCATAATGCACAAGAACGTTGTAACCGGTATAATAGGAATAACCATACACGAGGCCGTGAAAGAGGTCGCGAAATGAACACGCCGCCTCATAGAAGTCGTAGTAAAAGTCCTATAAGACACTATAGAGGAGGAAAAAATAAGACACGACGTAAACGATGCTAGACATGTTGTTAAATGCATTTGTACACAACATTCACATAGAAAGTACTACGTAATTAGAATGCTCTAACGAGTCTTTCTGCGCGCAGAGCGTTTGTTACGTTTGGTTCGTCGGCCACCCTGTGTGTATTTCTTTTGACTTGGATTGTCAGAGCCTTCCGCATAGTAATCAATATACTTTTCAGACTCTGGCATATTCATATTTACCCAATAGGTATCTGGTCCATAACGAATACTCTTCCATAATGCATCTTGTACACCGGTAGGAGCTCCAATTAAACGTTTAAATGGACGGATAAATGGATTTTTAGATTGATTTTCAAATTGCTTGTATTTATCTATTAAAAGATTCATTTTAATTCTCCATTCTCCAATTTTCTTACCCCAAAAAGAACCAGCATGACCTAGTGGAGGCTTTTCAGCATTAATAATGCTGACATAGGGTGGCAATTGTTGCATCGCGAGTTCGAGTTCTTTCTTAAGACGCTGTTTCGTTTCTTCACGTTTAGCAGCGGCCGTTTCCCATGGTGGAAGGGGTTGACCTAGTAATTCCAAACGTGGGGCAACATATGGTGTAGCGGATGCAAAGTTTTCACGAATCGGTTTCATATTAATGGATTTTCTTCGTTTGGATGAGCGGTTATTATTTCCATTATTATTTACAATATTGGTAGTGATAATCGTATTTCCGTTGCTAGCCATCTCTACTCACTCCCCCATAAAAAATATAAAGTCCACCAACTTACTTCTTCATCATCTTCTTCTTTGGAGCTTTTGAATCCGATTTTGCAACCGATGTCGCGCTCGCCACGCGCTCCTGCGAATACGAAATCCACGCCTGGCGGAACACCTCCAAATCCGCGAGCCACAGCGACGAGCCCGTCTGGCCCTCCAGGTAGTCCACCTCACCCTGTTTCTCCGCAATCTGGCCATCCAGTTCCGTCACCGCCGACTGCTTCACACGGTCCATTCGCATCCGCAACACATAATCATAGGAATCATACGCATCAGGGGCCGACTCCTTGGACAGAGCCGGAATATCGCAGGCCTTGAGTTGCGCTACAATCTCTTCATCGGACTTCCGCTGTAACACGATACGCTCATCAAGGAGCGCCTGGATAAACCGCCGCTTGGCATCCAGCTCCCGCATCTGGGCACCCAGTACTTCCAGCATGGACACGCGGCGAGCCTCATACATCGGAAGACGCTTCTGCACAAACGCCTCCATCAAATCGCCCACCGTCTTGTACTTCACAATGTTGAACTCCGTATCAAAGCATGTCATGTTCGTCGTCTTCCACGACGTGGTCAGCTTGAACGCCTTCTCAAACTTCTCCACATTCTCCTTCAGCGCATCGTACCCTTCTTCCGTAAAGTAGAGCACGAATCGCACATCCACATCGTTGTACAGGTCATCAAATCCCTTCAACCCGCACGGCTCAACATCGTCTTTTGCCGATGCGGCGGAACCTGACTCGGCCTTCTTGGCCTCCTTCTTCGCCTCCTTGGACCGCTTCTCATCCACTTCCAACAATCCATCCAGAAATGCCTTATAGTCTTTCGTCCAGGTGCCCACTGGAAGCTCCGTAATGGTCACCATCCGTTTCTCGTCGTCTAGGGTATACAAGCCTCGTGTCATCCACGTCTGGTCATCCACACGCTGGGTTACACCCTTGAAGCCAAACCACCACGGGTCCAACGGATGCCCCGCTAGGCTTGCCATGGATCCCTCTAGCCGATGCCGCAGCAGACAGACCACATCATCGGGGTTGTGCGGTGGGATATTGGTGGAGTACCCCGTGCCAATACCGATGGAGCCGTTGATGGCGAGGAAGGGGACCACAGGTAGGTAATACTCGGGCTCCACAACATCACCGTCGTCATCAATGTGCTTCAACAGGGCAGCATCCTCCTTTCGGAACAGCGTTCCCACAATTTGCTCCAGATAGGTGTGAATGTAACGTGGCGAAGCCGCGTCCGCTCCACCTTGCAAGCGCGACCCAAATTGTCCCACGGGTTTGAGCAGGTTGACATTGTTGGACCCCATAAAGTTCTGGGCCATCGCCACGATGGTTCCGTTCAGCGACGCCTCACCGTGATGGTACGCCGCGTGCTCCGAGACATAACCCGCCAGCTGCGCCACACGGATTTCATCCTTCAGATTGCGCTTCAAGCACGAGAACAGAATTTTGCGCTGAGAAGGTTTCAGGCCGTCCATGACATGCGGTAGGGAACGGATGTTGTCCGCATTGCTGAAATGAATCAACTCGCAGTTCACAAAGTTCGTATAACTCGCCTTTCCGCCCGATGGAACCATCATGATGGACGGGTCATACCGACTGAGCCATCTCTTGCGGTCATCCGCCTGTTTCTTGTTGAACGCCAGATTCATGGATTCGTCCGTTTTTTCGTCCCATTCATACTGGATTTCGTGGAGGTCCTTGAACCATTCGCGCGCCTCGGCGGGCGTGGATGTACCCAACCCTTTGTAGTATTTAATTTTCCATCCTGGGAGTCCTGCCGCCTGCGTCTCCTTCCACTGGTTGAACTCGGGAATGGAATAGAAGGATACTGTTGCGGCTCCCTTACTCGCCTTTAGAATCGGCGTGAGAAGCGTGCATAGGAATCCCGCGCGCATCAGGCCAGGCCATTCGGCATGGAACAGATTCATGAGAAGACCCTTGATGTGCGACCCATCGTGGTCCTGGTCCGCCATTACCATCACGCGCCCATAGCGAAGCTCGGAAATGTCCTTGTATTGTTTCCCTTGCTCCAGACCCAGAATCTTCTTAATCGCCGTGAGCTCCTCGTTGGCGTTGAATTTCTGCACGGTAATGTCGCGGACATTCAGGAGCTTACCGCGCAAAGGGAACACACCCCATCGCTCGCGACCCACTTCCTTGAGACCCGAAATGGCCGACGTGGCCGCTGAATCTCCCTCGGTTAGAATCAGGGTGCATTCCCGCGATTTGGCCGTGCCAGCCAGCATGGCGTCCTCCAGTTTCGTCATGCCGCGCAACACCGAACGCTTCTTGCCGTCCGTCTTCTTCGTCTCTCGCATGGATTTTGCCTCCAGAAGGAACTTGGCCTCCTCAAAGAGTCCGAGCTTTCCCAGGGTATCCACCAGCTTACCGCTGTACTCGGGCTTGGAGCCAAACTCCGCCGCTGGCGTGGAAAGGTACTCCTTGCTCTGCGAATCAAAGCTCGGATTCACAATGGTGGAATTGATGAACAGAACCACCGAGTTCTTGAGCTGACCAGGCTTAATCTCAATCTTCTTCTTCTTGGCCAGCTCACAAAAGTCCGCAAGAACCTTACGTCCCACGGTCTCTACGTGCTTTCCGCCCTTCTTTGTATGGATGCCATTCACAAAGGAGATGTGCTTGTCCTCAGGCAGTTCCTCCTCATCCGAGTACAGATGGCTGGCGAGAATGGCGCCCACCTCCCAGCGCGGCCCACAATCCTCATATGCGAAGCCCGTCATCCCATCGCGCAAGAAGAGCTTGATGAACTTTTCAAATGTATTGGACGCCACTACCGCTCCGTTCCAGGTCACCTTGACTTCCTTTCCTACCAGCGCGGCTAGCTCGATGATGCGCGTATGGAAACAGCCAATCATGTCCGCGGTGATACCCGTTTCGTCAAAGGCACCCACAAACCGCGACCGGTCAGGAATAAACGTCACGTTCACATGACCCGTCTTTGCAGCGGATTTCTTGATGGACGGCTTCTCCACTTTGAACATATTGTCGTACCAGCTTTGGGTGTACTGCTTGCCGCTGGAGGGAGTTTTAATGTCAATGGTGAACAATTTGCTCATAATATTGGAGGCTTTCGAACCCAGGCCATTCTTTCCACCCACAATCTTGGCCTCCGACTTGTCATAATTGCTGGACGTGAGGAGATTACCGAAAATCATCTCGGGAATCATGACATTGTGCTCCTCGTTCATCTCAATCGGAATACCGTCGCCGTCATTCTGCACCGAAATCACCGTATCTCCGCCATCCTTGTGCTGAACGGCGATATCAATATGTTTGATGGGAGTCATACCGGCCATAGTCGTGGAACGTACAAACTCGTCACGGGCATTCACGACGATTTCATCAAAGATTTTGTAGAGACCTGGATTGAACATCAGCTTTCGCCAGACCATTTTGTTGGAGCCGGCATCGTACACCCAGCGCGTTTCCTCGTTGGTCTTGGTACTACCGATGTATGTGTCAGGGAGTTCCAGGATGTGCTGGTGCTGGGTATACTTTTGGTACTTTCGGGCGGCCATGACTTGGAGGAGGTTGGAATGTCTTTAGGTTTGAAACTGAATCAATTTTTATGAGCAGTACAGTAGATGGCCCACGAGGCAATTATCCTTGCTTCTCATCCACAATTCATTGCACTTGCCTATCGTTTGATAGAGAATGCAATCAAAAAAAGTAATATACCATCGCGCACCTATGGAGTGATTGGAGGAGCAGCTAGCATTATACATCGTTGTCATCGTCATGATATCCCCACCGTCATTGCATCATTAGATAGACATACGAGAACAACCGATATCGATTTGGCATTATGGTATCATAAACGATTAAATAAGGACGACTTTTTAAAATATAATAAAAAGATAATGGACCAAATCACAAAAAAGTTTGTTTCGCCTTTTGTGGATGAATGGAAATATATTATAGAGCAAATCATTCAGAAGGAGTTAGATTCTACTTTTACTATTACATGTGTAATGGAAAATATGAGACAGCACGAGGAGATTACGGGGAAAATAAATATAATATTTACACTATATGGAAAGCAATTAAAATTAATAGAACTTATTATCCATAATATGATATATTCGCAAGACCGAAACCCTGATTTTACGGAACGAATCATGCCAATTAATGACGTGAGATACGATATTACCTATCTGGATAGGGCAACCACAACCGTCATACCCATTGATATGGTAGGGGACGAGGTAAATGTAACCGTTCCAAAGATGGATATATTATTACAGCAATATTATTTCGTTTATGGGAATGTACTTCTTAACTGGAGAAGCTATCATGAAAAAAGCACAGAAAAGTATATGAAACGAATGCAGTATTTATTACCCCATGTAAGTAAACAATGTCATCGTATATTGTGTGTTATGGAAAAGTATCTAGAGACAGAATTGCATAAAACAGGTCGTCAACATTATATTCATAAAATAAAAGGATTGGATTGCTCAAGACCTCGTTCTGCCTATTATGGCCTCCCTAAAAAAGGTGGCACGCGCAAACCAACACGCACGAAGCGCACCACAAGAAAGAATTACGCGACATGACATACGCCGTTCTTTACACGTATATCACAAAGAATACTCGTTGTTGTACAATCGGTCATCTTGGTGTTTATGCATATCTCATGAGGAGAATGACCCTTAAGGGTGGTTCGTAGAAGAGAAACACACACATCTTGTTGAAAATGGTTCTTTGTAGCTACCATGCATGCCTGACGAGGATGATGCCCATACTCTATTTTATCCGCCACAGCGTGTTTGCATATTTCGCAGGGGACGAGAAATTGGGTGCGAACATATTGTACACGTCGGGTCATGCTCATCATAGGAACAACCGAGTGTACTGTGTATACCATACAGACTAACAGGAAGAGAATCCGCATGATGGTGCCTTCTAGGATAGCCGTGCCCCCATCTCAAATTTTCTGAATAGGTAATCCTATTTCCTTACAAAAATGCGCAACGAGCTCATCGTTCTTGTAATCATGGATGTACTTGATTTCACGAATACCTGCCGCAAGGAGAATACGACAACAGACAATGCAAGGATAGTGTGTGATGTAGGCGGTGCATCCGAGGGAAGATACCCCGCGCTTCGCGCAATCGGTGACTGCATTTTGTTCCGCATGCACGGTTGCCTGCTCGTGTCCGTCTCGTATGATAGATACATGTTCACATCCAGGAAGGAACCCATTATATCCTTGGCTTACAATGCGATTGGAATGGACAAGGACGCAACCCACATGGAGCCTTTCACATGGGCTTCTCTTGGCGGTCACTTGGACAATTTCCTTAAAATACTCGTCCCACGACGGTCTCATTCTGATAATACATCGTAGGGCTATTTTATATTATGCTGAATGGTAACATATGCTAAGAAATTCTCCTTTGTTTCCTCTTCTATGAGCCAATAGGGCCATTCTTCTTTGAAACACATCATGGATACAGAATGCGGATGGCAATCCCATACAGAATCACAAGTATGGTCGTTTGTAATGATATGAGAGTAAGAAGAGAAAAAACCAGGATGATTCTCTCCTTCTCCATTAATATCATATCCGCATAACACAAGGGTGTCTCCCTTGTGGCGGATAGGGTCCCAACCATCTGGAAAGACGGTATTGGTTTCATAGTAAATGGTCTGGTCCGTTGAAGAGGAATAGTAGGTCCGAAGGTCTCCGTGGACGGATTGAAGGTCAAATCCGCACTGGTTCATGGTTTGATTCAAATTATCAATAAATTTCTCCCGATAACATCCTACAACATATCCAAACTCGGAACGAGGCTGACCATCCATGTACCACCACGTCTTGATATCAGGAAAGAGCACAGGTGGCGCCAAGTCCGTGCCTGCGCCAGGATAAAAGGCACTCATTGAATATATCACATGAGAATCTATTAAATTGTGTGAGCGGGATAGAATGAGGCGAGCAAGACAGACTAGAAAAAAAGGTCGTACACTTCGTAAGCGCTCACTTCGTACACTTCGTACACTTCGTACCAAAGGAGGATTTTATCCATCCGTCATGGGAAGCTTTGTTGCCGCGGCATCGAAGTATGTGGTGCCCATCGCATTATTTGCAGGGTATCGGCTTATGAAGAAGGGGACCAAGCGTCGTACTGCGTCCAAACGCGTCTAAATCCAAGATGAACCCCATTCCGGCTTACCGGATGGAATGGTTGCCAAGCGCACATAGTAGTCTAAAGCCATGCCCGACATCTACACACAATGAGCATCGCTCCAACCAAAGCCACTGCGAACGCAAACGGGAATCTATTTGAAATCCGAACGGTGCAATCTTCTGCCTTTCGCACCCTGATTGAGGCACTCAAGGAGATTCTGACAGAAGCCAACCTCGAGTTTGATTCCACCGGTATTAAGGTGATTGATGTGGATGAGACTCACACTGTTCTGACGTATTTGCGCCTGCATGCGGACCGCTTTGAGTACTTCTATTGCCCCGCCAAGTATGTGCTCGGTATTAATATGATTTATCTGTTCAAGCTCATCAAGACGCTGTCGAACAATGATAGTCTGACGTTGTTTCTGCCGGCGAGCAACCCGAACAAGCTGGGCATTCGTGCGGAGAATGCGGAGAAGGGGACCACCAACACGTGGATGATGAAGCTATTTGATACCAACGTGGAGAACATTGAGTTTCCGAACATTTCGTTCACGTCCATTATTCACATGCCATCGGCGGATTTCCAGAAGATTTGCCGTGATTTTAATGCGCTGGCGGAGAAGCTGGAGATTACGAGTTCCAATGCGGATTTGATTTTCCGATGCGTGGGTGATTTTGTGGATGGTGAGACAGTCATTATGTCGAACAACCAGGGTGGGATTGAAGTGGAGCGGAATACGAATGAGATTGTGCAGGGTATG